TAGATGCAGGAGTAGTTACAGGAGCAACTTCAATTACATCTACTGCTTTTGTAGGTACTTTATCTACAGCAGCACAAGCAAATGTAACAAGCTTAGGTACTCTTACAACTTTAACCGTTGATAATGTTATTACTAACGGTGCTACAATTGGGCATACAAGTGATATAGATTTAATAACACTTGCTGATGGTGTAGTAACAGTAGCTGGAGAATTAGATGCTACAACTTTAGACATATCAGGCAATGCAGATATAGATGGAACTACAAATTTAGACGCTGTCGATATTGATGGTGCAGTTCAATTAGATGCAACATTAACTATCGGTGCAAATGATCAAGGATACGATGTTATACTTTACGGAGATACAGCAAGTGCAAACGTTACTTGGGACACTTCAGCAGATGATTTAATATTTAATGGTGGAGCGGGTCTTATTGTACCTGACGGACAACTTACTTTAGGAAGTACAGCTGTTTCTTCAACAGCAACAGAACTAAATTTATTAGATGGTAAAGATGCTACATTCCTTGCAGTACCAGGAAAAATTGGAGGAACAAATTTTACAGGATCGTTATTAATTGGTCATGCAACAACAGGAACTTTAAGTTCAGCAGAGAATAATACTGGAGTTGGTATTGGTGCTTTAGACGAAATAACAAGTGGGGATTCAAATACAGCTGTTGGTCAAGGAACATTAACTAAAGTTACTGCTTCTCCTGGAAATACTGCTGTTGGAAGATTGGCTCTTACATTGACCACAGGTGCAAGTAATACTGCTGTTGGTCGAAGATCATTACAAGCTAATTCTAGTGGAGATTTTAACACAGCGATTGGAGAATATTCTGGAAATTTAATTTCAGGTAATGACGCTAATTATAATACTCTTTTAGGTTATAGAGCTGGAGATAATATAACAAGTGGTGCTGGTAATGTAGTAATAGGAAGTGTTGATGCTGCTAGTGCTACTGGTGATAGACAATTAAAAATTGCTGGCTTTGATGGTTCAACAACTACAACTTGGATTTCTGGAAGTAGTGCTGGAGTATTAACTTTTAATGCTGCTAATGTATCACAACAAGCATTAACATCATCTTCAAATGCTATAGCTTGGGATGCTTCTGCTAAACCAAACGCATATCATTTAACAACAGAAAATACGACTTTCTCTGCACCAAGTAATCCAATTGAAGGTGCGTTTATTTGTATAGAGATTAACTACAATGGTTCACACACAATAGCTTTTAATACTGTATTTGAATTTGCAGCATCAACTGCACCAACATTTACTTCAACAAATGCTAAAACCGATATTTTAGTTTTTAAATATTCAGGTGCTGTTTGGCAAGAAGTTGGAAGAACATTAAACTTAAGTGAGGCTTAAAATATGTACGCATTAATAACAGACGGATCAATTTCAAAATTTATCAATCATCCTAAAGCTATGATTATTGGAGATACTCAATATCCAGCTAAAATATTTCAGTTGTGGTCTACATCAGAATTAAATGCCATAGGTATTTACGAAGTAGTCTTTGATGATAGTAATAAAAAAGATGAACAATGGTATATCAATACTAATCAATCTTATGCTTATGATGCAGATGCTGGAACTGTAACTGCAACTTACGGATCAAGTACAGCTAAAGCACACGCAGATACTTTATGGACACAACAAGATAGTGATGATGGAGATTTACCAGATGACAAATCAGTTGGAGATGTAAAGGTTGAAGGTTTAAAAACAACATTAATTAGAACTTTAAAATCACAAGTAGCTGGAATATTAAATAATACTGATTGGTACATTACAAGGAACACAGAAAAATCTACTGCTATACCAAGTGCTATATCTACTCACAGAGATGCAGTTAGAACTAAACAAGCAAGTATGGAAACTCAAATCACTAACGCAAGTGATACTCCAGCATTAGAGACTTTATATACTTACACTACAACAGATGGAGTTCAATCAAGACCATTAGGCGAACTTCCAACATTGGAGAGTTAATGATCATTCTTGGAACTAACTCCATAAAAGACACAGGCTATGACGTAGCCAACTCATGTAGGTTTAATGATGGAAGTAGTGATTATATGACTAGAGCATTTGGTGCTAGTCAAACAAGCACAGCAGCATTTACTGTTTCAGTATGGGTTAAAAGAGGTGCTTTAGGAACAAGACAATCAATTTTTGCTGCTTATGATGGCTCTGCTGCTGCTGGAGATGATTTAGAATTTGAAACAGATGATACTCTTTCATACAATGGAAGTGGCGCTGGTGCTAATACTACAAGTGCAAAGTTTAGAGATGTTTCTGCTTGGTATCATATTGTTGTAGCAAGAAATAGCGGAGCAACTGGTGCAGCTAATCAAGTTAAAATATATGTAAATGGAACTTTACAAACTTTAGGAACAAATGCTGGTTGTAATGTATCACAATTTTTACGAAATGGATTAAATTCAAGAATAGGAGCTAGTCAAAATGGTAGTGCATACTATGTTGATATGTATATGGCAGAATTTGTTGCTATTGATGGACAAATGTTAGACCACACATCATTTGGAGAATTTGACGAAGATAGTCCAACAATTTGGAAACCGAAAGATGTATCAGGATTAACATTTGGCGATAATGGTTTTTATTTAGACTTTGAAAATAGTGGTGCTTTAGGTGCAGACGTATCTGGTAACTCTAATAACTTTACAGTTAATAACCTTACAGCAATAGATCAATCTACTGATACTTGCACAAATAATTTTAATACATTAAATGCTGTTTCAAACCCACCAAATGGTTATACTTTATCTAATGGAAATTTAGAGGCAACTGTAAGTGGTCAAAGTTTTTCAAGACTATTTATAGCAAATACAATTGCACCTACATCTGGAAAATGGTACTGGGAATCAAAATTAATTACATCTGGTGCTAGTGACAGAACAAGACTTGGAATTTGTTCTTATGAAGAAAATATTGGAACAGGTACTACATTCCCAGCAAATGAAGTTTCTATTGCTACTGGATATTCAAGAATTAGACTTACAGTAAATGGAGACGGTTCAAATGATGGTGGAGGAAACACTACTGAAGTTGATGGTTTTTATACTGCTCCATCTGCTAATGATATTTTTATGTATGCTTTAGACTTAGATAATACAAAATATTATTTTGGTATAAATGGTGTTTGGTGGAATTATAATACAGCAGAAACAGGAGGTGACCCAACTTCTGGAAATGGTTATCTTACAAATAGTGCAAATATAATTAAAGGTCCTATGTCATTATTTATAAATCTACACGCAGGAGCAGCAGCTACAACATTTACGAATCAATTTAATTTCGGCTCTCCACCTTATGCAATCTCATCAGGCAACGCAGATGCAGATGGTTATGGAAATTTTGAATACGCAGTACCTAGTGGATATTACGCATTATGTACTAAAAATTTAGGAGCATATGGAGGTTAAATGGCAGTTTATACAACAATAGACGATCCAGCAATATATTTTAATACAAAACTTTATACTGGTACAGGTAGTTCATTAGCTATTACAGGAGTTGGATTTCAACCAGATTGGATCTGGTTTAAAGAAAGGGGTGCAATTAGGAGTCATGCTTTAGTAGATAGTGTAAGAACTAGAAGTAAAGTAATTTTTGCTGACTTAACTAGTGCAGAAGAAACATCAGCAGCTTCAACTAACGATTTAAAAAGTTTTGATAGTGATGGTTTTACTGTTGGTGTTACAAATGTGTCTGGCAGTTTTAATACCAGTTCAGGTACTCATGTAGCATGGAACTGGAAAGCTGGAACATCATTTACCAATGACGCAAGTTCAACTGGAGTTGGAAGTATTGATAGTGCTGGGAGTGTATCAACTGATGCTGGGTTTTCAATTTGTTCATACACAGGAACTGGAAGTAACGCAACTGTAAAACATGGTTTATCAACTGCTCCTAAAATGATTATATTTAAAAATAGAAACACATCAACAGATTGGGATGTTTATCATGGTTCTTTAGCAAATACAGAAAGATTACATTTAAATACAACTGGTGCAAAAAATACAGCTGCTCATGCTTTTAATAGCACATCACCAACAACTGCTGTTTTTAGTGTAGGAAATGCTGATAATACAAATAAATCATCTTCACCAATGATAGCCTACTGCTTCGCAGAGAAACAAGGCTACTCAAAATTTGGAAGCTACACAGGAAATGGAAATGCCGATGGAACATTTGTTTATACAGGATTTAAACCTGCTATGGTAATTGGTAAAGCATCAAGTAGAGTAGATGTTTGGTGGATGCATGATAATAAAAGAGATATAGATAATCCAGTTGATTTACGACTAATGCCACATTCAAGTGGTGCTGAAGGTGCAGAGTGGGATTTAGATTATTTAAGTAATGGATTTAAAATAAGAGATACGGATGCTCAAACAAATGGTTCTGGAGAAACATACATCTACATGGCTTTCGCTGAAAATCCATTCGTAAATTCAAACGGAGTACCTTGTAACGCGAGATAATTATGCTACAAAAAATTAACATACAACCAGGATTTAATAAACAAGTCACATCAACGGGCGGCGAGGGTCAATGGGTTAGTGGCGACTATGTGCGTTTTAGATATGGCTCACCTGAAAAAATAGGGGGTTGGGCACAGTTAGGAGATATTACTTTAACTGGAAGAAACACAGCTTTACACCAATTTGTCAACTCAGATGGTATTAAATACGCAGCACTTGGAACAAATAGAATTTTATATGTGTATTCAGGAGGAGCTTTTTATGATATAACTCCTCTTAAAAGTACAACAACATTAACTAGTGCATTTACAACAACACAAAGTTCAACAACAGTCACGATCACGTTTGCATCTGATCACAATATTTCTAAAGGCGATATTATTCTTTGTGATAATTTTAGCTCTGCTACCAATTCTAATTACAGTTCTTCTGACTTTGATGATAATAAGTTTATGGTGGCAACCGTTCCAACTTCAACGACAATTACGGTTACGATGGGATCAGCAGAATCTGGATCAGGAGCATCAACATCAGGCGGAGTAAGAGTAAAACATTATTATTCAATAGGACCTGCGGTCGAAGAATCAGCAGCTGGTTTTGGATTAGGATTATGGGGAGGTACTGCATTAGGTGCAGGATCATCAACTTTAGATGGTGCTTTAACTTCAGGTTCATCTAGTATTATACTCGATGATTCAGGATCCTTTCCTGCATCAGGAACAGTTGTAATAGATAATGAAAGAATTGCATACACTTCAAACACTACAGGAACAGACACTTTATCAGGTTTAACAAGAGGATCAGACAATACAACAGCGGCATCACACTCTGATGCAGCAACAGTAACTAACGCATCTGATTATACTAAATGGGGTGCATCACAAACAGGTGACATTGTAACAGCTCCTGGTATGTGGTCACTAGATAATTTTGGTAATAAACTTATTGCAACTATTTCAGATGGTTCAACTTTTGAATGGAATTCAAATGCAATAGGTGCAACGTCAATTAGAGCAACAATTGTATCTGGAGCACCAACTGCAACACAATTTACTTTAGTTTCTACACCGGACAGACACTTAGTTTGTTTTGGAACAGAAACTACAATTGGCACAACATCTACTCAAGATGATATGTATATTAGATGGTCTTCACAAGAATCCTTAACTACTTGGACACCAACAGCAACTAACACTGCAGGTACACAAAGACTTGCAGATGGTACAAGAATTGTTGGAGCAATAAGAGGTAGAGATGCAATTTACATTTGGACAGATACAGCTTTATTTACTATGAGATTTGTTGGTCCACCATTTACTTTCTCATTCCAACAAGTTGGAACGAACTGTGGATTGATTGGACAGAATGCTGCTGTTGAAGTTGATGGTTCTGCATACTGGATGTCAGAAAATGGTTTTTTTAGATACACTGGACAATTACAATCAATGCCATGTTTAGTTGAAGACTATGTTTATGATGATCTAGCAGGTGTACCTAGACAACATATTTATGCAGGTTTAAATAATTTATTTGGTGAAGTTACTTGGTTTTATCCAGGTAGTGGAGCTACAGCTAATTCTAGAGCTGTTACATACAATTATATGGATTCGAGCAGCGAGCGGCCTATATGGACTACAAGTTCTTTAGCTCGTTCTACTTGGGTAGATTCAGCTATATTTGGTAAACCTCATGGAACTGAATATGATGAAGATGCTACAAGTGATTCAACAGTTGGTAATACAGATGGTGTTACAACTTATTTTGAACATGAGACTGGAACTAATCAAATTAAAGCAGGTGCAACATCAGCTATTGTGGCAAATATACAATCAGGAGATTTTGATTTAGACCAAAAAGGTTTAGCTGGCGATGGTGAATACATGATGAAAATTAGAAGAGTTATCCCTGACTTTTTAACTCAAACAGGAGATGCAAGAATTACATTAAATTTAAAAAATTATCCAACAGATGCAGAAACAAGTTCATCACTTGGTCCTTTTACAACAACAACTTCTACAACTAAAATAGATACACGTGCTAGAGCAAGAGCTATTGCTTTAAAAGTAGATAACACCGGCAGCACTCAGCACTGGAAACTTGGTACTTTTAGATTAGATATACAACCGGATGGAAGAAGATAATGGCAAAAATAGTACAATCATTAACACAGCCACCAAGAGAATATGATCAATCAACATTTTTATCCTTAGTAAGAGATTTAAATGGTTTAATTGAAAAATTAAATACAACTTTTCAAGAGGAGAAAACAGAAGACAATGATGCCATTGTTTTCTTTTTAGGTGAATAATGTCCAATAGTTTTATAAGTAAAAAAGTAGATTTAACATCAGATGCAACGGTTACTTTGTATACAGTGCCATCTGCTACAACGGCTATAATAAAGTCTATATTAGTAAGTAATGATGATGCATCAGGGCAATCGGCTCAATTAAACATAACCCTAACTAATTCAAGTGACGCTGTTTTTAGTATTGCTTTTCAAAAAGTAATTGAAGGGGCACAGGGACAAGCCGGAGACCCAATAGAAGTATTAAGTAAAACTTTAGTCGCTGAAACTGGAGACATTATAAAAGTATCAGCATCTGCAGCAAACAGGCTTCATGTAATCCTATCTGCTATGGAAGTGTTACCAAGAATAGTTACAACATAAGCTTGATTTACGAGTAAAAAACAAGTAATAGTAGAAACTCAGGTGAAATCCCTGCCTTTAATATAAATTAACAAACATTATGCCAATGAACAGAACACATATGCGAAGACAATTATACAAAGGCGGCGGGATAGCCGATTTATACCCGAGACAGAAATATGGTATTGGTAGTTGGGTAAAAGAACGAGCAAGAAAATTAATTCCAAATGAACTAGCAGATGTTGCAGTTAAAGCTGCTCCATTCGCTGCACCTTTTAATCCTGCTATTGCAGGAATGATGAGAGGTATAGGAAGATTCGATCAAAGAGGCAGCATGAGTGATGCTCTTAAACAGGGTATTGGAACTTGGGCTGGTGGACAATTCGCTAGAGGTATTGGTGGAGCGCCACTTCAAACAGGTAATCCGTTTACACAAGGTGGAGCATTTACAAAAGAAGGATTTAAATCTGGTTTTAGTTCTCCTTTAAGTGAGGGAAGAACACAAGGAATTAAAGATTTATTTAAAGGTAAAGATACACCAGGTAAAGATATTGGACAAATTAGTGATAAACAAGATTTAATAAGTACTCTCGGAGAAAAAGGAATAGATAGTGACCCATCTTCTCTTAAAAACATTTGGAATAAATTTCAAGAATTACCTGCAGAAGCAAGAACAGCAATCGTTGGTGTAGGCTCCGGTGCAATAGCAGGTATTGCTCAATGGTTTGAAAATCAAATACCACAAGAACCAGGTGAGAGTATAGACGAATATATGGCAAGAAGAAAAGTAGCTGTTGGAAAATTAATGAGACAATATATGGATAACACTCGTGCTTATGATCCAGCGTGGACAACTATGACAGATGAACAGAAAGATGAAACAGTGGCAAAAGCTAATATGAATCAAGGTGGAAGAGTTGGGTATCAGGCTGGTGGTATTAGTATGGGTAATACTCTTGCACAGAATATTGCAGCTAATAAAGCGCAAGCAGCGGCTAACCAAGGCGTGTTACAAGGAGCTAGAAATACGCAACAAGCTACAGGTATTTTAGATGCAGCTATGAGATCTGCAGATCCAAATGATCCTGGTGGTAGTCTTACAAATATATATAATAAATATTTTCATGGTAAAAACACTGGTGTGCCTGCTGGAACTTTTAATATGGGTAATAGAAAAATGACTTATACCTCTAGTGAAAGAGACAATATAATAAGAAGCATGGCAAGTCAGCTAGGTAATCAAACAGTTTCTCAAACAAACACTGCTCCAACTTTTAACAAACAAGCGTCTATAGATGCGACAGCTGCTCGAGAAGCTAAAGCTAAAGCTTATTATCAAGCGTTGGAACAAAAACAATTAGAAGCATATGGTAGAGGTGTAAAAACTATGCCTGAGTTTATTGGAGGTGATCCTTATAAAGCAGAAGCAGAAACTTTAGGAGGTATGAATCCAGGAGCATATATGGATTATCTTTTAACAGGTGATCCACAAGATTTAATGCATAAATATTATAAAGATGTTGATGGTATACCAAATCCTGATTACGATCCTCAATTTGCGTCATATGATGATATATATAGTGGTAGTATAGCTACAATGAGAACTCCTTATGATGTCTATTATGAACAACAATTAGAAAAAGATATTGCTGCAGGAATACCTGAAGCAGAAAGAATACAAAGGGGACAAGTATTGGGAATGCCTGGAGTAATACCTACAGGAACCACAGGAACAATGCCAAGTCGTTATGAATCTTATGAAGATGTATTAGCAAGAAATAAAGCAGCAATGGGTTTAAACCAAGGCGGCAGAGTTGGGTATCAGGCTGGTGGTATTAGTATGGGTAATACGTTAACACAAAACATTGCAGCTAACCAAGCACAAAGAATGTCTAATCAAGACGTGTTACAAGCAGCGAGAGCAAGATTACCAGGACATACACCTAGCTCAATTAATTTTCAAGGTAAAGTATTACAACAAAATCATTTTGGAGGACCACCTTCAGGTAGTACACCAGTACAACAAAAACCTTTTGGAGGACCACCTTCAGGTAGTACACCAGTACAACAAAAACCATATAGTGGAGAAACTTATTCAAGTGGCACAGCGCCTGAACTACCTACTTTAACACAAAATTATTATGATCAACTTGAAGGTTTAAGAACAAAACAAAGAACAGCTGGAATTGCAGATGAGAATTTAATACCTGATTTTGGACCAGTTGGTGAAGGTATGATTGATTTAGGAGGAGAGAGAATACCTACTCCATCAGGTCAAAAAGCGCAATTAGATTATTTAACTTCAGGTGTAAATCAAGGATTAACCTATGATCAGATTATGGACAACTATACGAATGAAAGAGTTGCTAGAGCTGATGCGGATATTGAAAAATATGGAAGTTTTGCTGATGGTAGAAATATTGATCCATTTTCAGGAAAGAGTTCTTATAATGATATGTTAGATGTATTTAAACATGATTATCCACACATTCAACTTACAGGTAATGAAACTTTAGCTGAACTAGATCAAATGATGTTGGATATACAAGGATATAATAAAGGCGGAAGAATTGGTTATAGCACTGGAACCGACTTTCAAAAATGGTTACAAGGTAGACAAAAATTTGATGCAGAACGAAGCAGAGAAGAACTTTATAGAGAATATTTAGAAGATAAACGTAGACAAAAAGTTGCTGAACAAAAACAAATGGTAGCTCAAGGCGGCAGAGTAGGTCAGATGTATGGAACAGGACCACAAGGTTTACCAGGAATACCAAGAAGAGCACCTGATGGAATGGAATTTGATATGAGAATGAATGGTGGTTTTCAAGGACTAGGTAAAAAAGAAGGTAAGGACGATGTACCTGCTATGTTAGCTAAAAACGAATTTGTCTTCACTGCTGATGCTGTAAGAGGCGCAGGCGGAGGAGATATTGAATTAGGAGCACAAAAGATGTATGATACAATGAAAAATTTAGAAAAGAGAGTAGTTTAATGGACAAAAAAGAATTTTTAATTAACAAAGGATATGGAGATATGCTTGAAGGAATGTCTCCTATAGAAATAGAAGAATTATTTAATAGTGTTACAGGAGCATTTACAGATGCAAATACTTACAGAGAACCAGGTAATAGAGGCGGAAGAATTGGACTGTATGCTGGAACACCTGAAGAAGGTATAGGTAGTCTAGATGCTGGCGCACCTGATATTACTTATGAAGGTAATGAAGGACCACAAGCACCAATGAAGATGGCTCAATTAGAAGAAGCTTATGATAAGTATGTTAATGAAATGATAGAAATGGGACAAGAAAATTCTATCATGTCTTTCCAACAGTTTATGGAACAAGCTATAGCCGAAGGACAAATGTCTGGCGGTCAACCTTTACCAGAAGATCCAACTAAACCAGTTAACCCTTTTCAACCTAAACCAAAAGGTATACAAATGGCAGCTCAAGGCGGAAGAATAGGTTTTTCTAATGGTAGCTCTCCTTATGAAGAATACAAACAAGATTTAGAAGATGGCATAATTTCACCTGATACTACATTTAATGAATGGTTAGATAATAATGCACCTGATCCAGACTATGACAAATCATATGCTAGTGGTGGCAGAGCAGGATATAATTCAGGTGGAAGAACAGGTTTTCAAACAGGTGGAGTAACAGAAACAAGACAATTACCACAAGAATGGGTCGAAGCATTAGGTAAAACGTATGCAGCTGATCTTACAAAACAAGCTGGTATACCATCTATTACTACAGCTACAGCGCAACAGCCAGGTGAAACAGCTGGGCAATGGCAACAAAGACAAGCACAAGCACAACAATTTGGTATTACAAAAGCTGGAATGGCAGACCTTGCACCGCAAGTAGCAGCGCAAGATCCGTATCAAGCAGCAGCTTATGCACAAGCAACTGATCCAACAAAAGGATTAGGAGGATATCAACCTTACCTGCAAGCAGCGGGAACAGCAGCAGGAGCAGCTACAGCTTTAACAGGTACAGGTGCAGGGACTGGAGCAGGATCAATACAATCTTACATGTCGCCTTATCAACAACAAGTAATCGATACAACGATGGCAGACTACGATGCACAAGCAGCAAAATCTAGAACAGGTTTAGGTGCACAAGCAGTAGCAGGGGGAGCATTTGGTTCCGGTCGTCATGGAATTGCAGAAGCAGAATTTGATGCATTAAGTAATAGAGGAAGAGCTAGTCAATTAGCTAATTTAAGATCAACAGGATTTCAACAAGCTTCGCAAAGAAGACAACAAGATTTATCAAACCAAATGGGTATATCTAATTTACAACAAGGTCTAGGTGGAACACAACAAGATTTCGCTAGATCACAGATTGCAGGTCTAGGTACACTAGGTGCAGGTCAACAAGCACAAAACCAAGCAGTACTAGATGCACAAAGACAATTTGCAACTATGGCAGTTCAAGAACCAGTTAATAGAATGAATATGCTAGGATCGGGTGTAATGGGAGTAATGGGGGGTATGTCACCTTATTCAACTAGAATTGGTGAAGCACCAGCTACAGCTCAAAGCAGCCCACTAGCTACAGCACTAGGTGTTGGACTAGCAGGAGCGGATATCTATAGTAGACTGCTACCAAAGACGAGTTAATTATGTCAAGAATATTAAAAAGACCAATGTTTAGAACGGGTGGTACTCCTAACGAGGGTATCATGCATGGAATAGTTGATCGTAAAGGATATACTGAGGGAAGTGCTCGAAAAACAGCAGACGAAGTTTATGATCTTATGAAAGAAATGGTTCCTCCTCCACAAACTAGACTTCCTTTAGGTCAAGTAGGTTTAAATTTAGCTTCAGGTCAATATGCAGGTGATGGTTTTGTACAGAATCTTGTTAGATCAGCAAAAGGTCCTTATGAACAATGGACTAAAGCAGATGATGAAAAAGCAAATTACGATCGTCAACTAAGAATGATGGCAGCTAACACTGGTGTTGAACAACAAATGAAAATGAATCAAATAAGAGCGCAAAAAGCTGAAGAGAAATCACCTCTATACAATGTATATTTAAACCAAGGTGTTGAACGAGGTATGTCTGGAGCAGAAGCTCAACGTTTTGCTGCCTATCATACAGACATACAAGATAAATTAAGACAAAAAGTTGGTAGTAATTTAATAGGTGGAATTATAGAAGATAATTTTAATACTCTAAGTAAAGATCAAAAAAGAAAGAAAATTTCTAAACTGAAAAAAACAGGAATGGGAAAATACTTCTATGATCCTTATGATGGTAAGATTAAACAGTTAGTTGAAATGGATGGACAATTACAGTGGCGAGCATTTGATTCAGTAGATAGTATTGATTTTTCACCTGTTTCAGGAGTTGCTACTGAGACTTCAACTCCTTACCAAGATGCACAAGACTTTAGAGAACAAGAAAAAAGCGAGGGTAATTTACTCGACGAAGATATAGCTGCGATAAGAGGATACTAGGAGTCTAAATGGCTGAATTTATTCCATTAATTTCTGAAGAAGAAGGTAATGATACAGCTTGGTACACAGCAGGAGCTGCTGGTATTGCATCAGGTTTATTTAAAGTTCCTGAAGGAGTGTTTTCATTAGCAGCAGAATTAATTGATCTTGGATTAGATACAAATCTTGCAGGTAAAGTAGAACAATTTTTTGATACAATAAATCCTTTTGATGAACTAGCACAAGAACATGGAGCAGGTAGATTAACTGAAGCATTAGTTTCTATTGGTGTTCCAAGTACATACGGATTTAAAATAGGAAGTAAACTAGCAAAGAAAGCATTAGATGCTAGAAAAGCAGGAACGTCTTTTAGCGTTGGAAGTAGAAATGCTGTTAAGCACGCTATGAAAGCAGACAGATTAAATAAACTGGTACAAAAAACACCAGGCGGTGAAGGAACATTAAGATTTGCAGCAGGTGTCGCGGGTGGAGCAGCGGGTGAAACTTTGGTTGCTGACGTAGAAGAGATAGGAACTTTTGGAGACATGTTTGATTCTGCACCTACAGAATTAGATAGATACGATACTAAAGGCAGAGAAGATGCTACTAGAAAGTTAATGAATAGATTTAAGTTTGCATCAGAAGGATTATTAATTACTCCTTTTGTTGGAGCTGTTGCAAAAGGTGGAAAAGCTCTAGCAACACGAGGAAAAGATCTAGCTTATAGCAGTTCTAAATTTGATAGAGCAGTAAATAAAATAGCTAGCGCGTTTACTCCTAAAGGAAAACTTACAGAAGAAATATTCGGATCTCAGAAATATATGGAGTATTTAAAATCAGTAGATACTAACAGGGCTACTGAAATAGTAAGAAATTTAACTAAAGCGGTAGATAAATCATTTCCTGAAATGCAAAAGGTAATGGATAAACTTGTAACACCAAAAGAAAAGAAAGAATTCTATAAAAAATTAAATGATTTACTGTTTGAAGGTGACATATCTAAAGGTATGTTAGATCCTAACAGAGTAGATGATGCAATAAATGAAATGAGAGCGTTAGGTGTTGCCGACGAAACTAGTGGAAGAATAATGAATAGTTTACAAGACGCAAGAGCACATTTTTCAGAGCTTGCGAGTTTAACACAAGGTACAAAAAGTGAATTAACAGATGTATTAAAAGACAGAATTTCAAAAATGGTAGGTAATACTTATAGAATATTTGAAGACAAACCTATCTTAGGAATTTTCAATAGATACAGACCTACTGGTGAATCAATAAATAAAGCTATTAGTTTTTTTAGAGATCAAATTGCAAAAAAAGATACTACAAGAGTAGGGCTTCCTGGTCCAAATCAATACGAACAAGAAGCAAGACAAATAGTAAATAATCTTATAGATGATGCAACTAGAGTTGGAAAAGCAGGAGACCTTCCTAATTTAGAATTTATAAATAAAACTTTAGGTAGTCGCCCTGGAGGACAGTTTGTAAAAGATGTTATGGAAAAAACAGGTCAACCCCCAAGAGTTATCAGAGAATTGTTTGGTGAAATAAAAGACCCTAGATTATCTATTTTTAATGCTGTTACTCATCTATCAGCTGTAGGTAGACAAACTAAATTCTTAGATGATTTATATGAATCAAATAGAAAGCTTCAAGCAAATGGAGAAAGAGGAGCTTTTTGGGAAACTAGAGAAGCTGCAGAAGAAGCCACTAATAGAGCAGTAGATATAGTTCCGGTAAAAGACACATTATCTGGGCTAGGAAAAGTATCAGGTGAAGATGTACTTAATCCACTTCACAACTTATATACTACAAAAGATATTGCAGATGGTTTAGCTCTAGCTAATAGTCTTAAGGATGATTTTCTTACATCTTTTGCAAAAGGTAAAGATGACGCTAGCGTCGCGGCGCAAGGAGCGAGTTGGTTATATAGAAATCTTTTATTGATTCCTAAAGGAGCATCTCAATTAGCTAAAACAGTTTTATCTATTCCAACTCACATAAGAAACTTATTAAGTGCTGGTGCTTTCGCTGGTGCTAATGGTATTTTATTTACTAATCCAAAAGATTTAGCAAATGCATTTAAAGAAGGTGCAAGAGTTTCAGGTTTATTTAAAGCAGGTGCTAAAGCAGCTGATAATGAAAAAGCATACAGAGAATTATTAGAACTTGGTATTGTTAATCAACAACTTCAAGTTGGGGACATAAAAGGATTGTTTAGAGCTGCAAAGTTTGGTGATGATGTAGGAAATGTAGATGCTGTATTAAATCCTCTAATGTCTAGATTAAAAGCTATTCCAAAATGGCTTCAAGGTAAATATGTAGCAGAAGATGATTTCTGGAAAATTACAAATCACTTTGTAGAAATGTCCAGAAGAGGAAAAGCTTATGCTAAAGCAGGTATTAAAGAAGGTGATGAAGTTATAGATTTTATGGGAAGAAAACAAAGATATGGAGATGATTTTTTAAAAAAAGAATCAGCACATATTGTAAAAAATACTGTACCTAACTATGCTTTTGTTGGTGACTTTGTAAGACTTGCAAGATCATCTCCGTTTGGTAATTTCATGTCTTTCCCTTCAGAAATAATTAGAACATCTTCAGGAATTGGAGAGCAAATAGTAAGAGAATTAAAACATTCTAGACCTACTAAAGGAAGTAATTTATTACCTACAGTTTGGGATGTAGAATTAGGAAGATTTGTAAAAAATGACAACCCAATGTATGGCATTGGAGTACAAAGAGCATTAGGAATGGCAACAACTTTAACTGTTGTACCAACAGCTACGGTTGAAATGGCCAAATTAGCTTATGATGTAACTGAAGATGAGATTGAAGCACTAAGACAATTTGTTCCTGATTGGTCTAAAAATTCTACAATAGTACCAATTAGAGATGATAATACAGGTGAATTAAAATACATGGACTTTAGTCACAGTAATGCATACGATTTAATGGCGCGTCCTTTTAGAACTTTAGCACTATCTATAAATGATGCTCAACAAAACGATGAAACAGTTATGGCTGGTTTTGCTAGAGGTATGTATGACGCGACAACAGAATTAGCTTCTCCTTTTATAGATGAATCTATTTGGACAGAAGCTATGAGTGATTTAATTGGAAGAGGTGGAGTAACTAGAGATGGAGCAAGACTATATACAGATGAAACTTCTTTTGGAGATAAACAATGGATAAGAATTAATCATTTAGTAAAATCATTAGACCCTTCTCTTGCAAAATATGGAAGATTAATTAAAACAGCAACAGGTGCTCCAACAAAGACAGGGCAGTTCTTAGAAGGTGAAACATTGGGTATGCCTGATGAAGTACTTGGCTTTATGGGTTTAAAACCTATTACAGTAGACCCAGTAAGAGCAATGGGATTCAAGCTTGCAGAATATCAAACAGGTATAAGAAATGCTAGAAGAGAATTTACAGGTGGCTTCTTTGGATTACTAAGAGGTGGTCCTATTAATGAAGATGATGTTATAAATAGATACATAGCTTCTAATCGTGCAAGATTTAATGTTCAAAAACAAATGTTTAAAAATATTAGCGCTGCAAATACTTTAGGTGTTAGTAATCCAGACTTAAGAAAAGAATTTAGAGATAGACAAATAAGTATGGACTCTTTTGGAAAATTACAAAGAGGAAGATTTGATCCTTACTTCCCATCTAAAGAAATCATAGCTAGATTTAGAGAAATAGCTAAAGACTTAGGAGATCCAGATGCGTTTAGAGACGCAAGATCTGACTTAATGGCATTACAAAGAGATTTTAGACAATTAGATATAGGTGAAAGTTTTAATCAAGGGGGAAGAGTGGGTCTTGCACAAGGATCAGGAGGTTCTATTACAGAAACCGAAATTAATAGTTTATTAGCTAGTCTACGTTCAGTCAGAGAAGACTTAAGAAAACTTGATTTAGACGATGAATTTGATTTTGAAATGGAACAATACATTGAGCCAGAACAACCAGAAGGACAAGCTCAAGTACCTCAAGCAGGTTTACCACCTACTCCAGATGTAAACCCAGCGTTAATGCAACAAGTATTACCAAGCACTAATGTTATGGAAACTGGATTAACACATACAGAACAAGCGTTGCTTTCTAACGAAGAAAAATCTATAAGACTTAGACAAAGGGGAATGACTACATAATGGCTGAAAAATATACATCTCTATATAAAAAAGATCCAATAGCTGCGGAGCTAGAGGCGGGGATTCAAGGGACTGACGTATATCAAGGAAGTCCTTATGCTCTTTCCTCTGTACCAGAATTTGAAGGAATTAAATCTGCGACTACAGATTACAATAGATACCAAGACTTATATAATCTTTACTTAGGCGGTGGATTCGATGCAGCGCAAGATGATTTTGTAACACCACCAGCAACAACACCTGGCGGTAGCGGTGGCGGAGGAGGTGAAGCAACATTACCTGGTTTTGACGTTGACAGTCCAAAAAATACTCCTTTCGAACAAAATTTATTAGATCAAGGTATTGGAGTGCAAGGAGCACCAGGCGATCCTGTTGTAGCTCCAGGCGAGATGCCAGTTACACAAGAAGAAATGGATGCATTTAATCAGATACCTGTTTCAAGTGATCCTTTTTTAGTCTCAGGAGCAGCAGGTGGTGCTTCTTTAGAAGATATAGATTTAGATCAAGTGGATTTAGGTAATCCAACTGGAGATCCAAGAATTGTTCCTGAAGAACAAGAAACACAAGGTTCTCCTTATGGCATAAATCCTACAACAGGACAACCTTATCAAACACCAAGAAGTATCGCTGATCAAAATGCAGTACTAGGTCAAACTTTTGAACAACAAAAAGATCCAGCTCAGTGGGAAGCTTTAAGAGATAAATTTGTTCAAACTGGACAAGATGTAGGTAATTTCTTTACAGATCTTAAAGATAAAGGAATAGATATAGGTAATATGGCTGGAACAGCTATTTTAAATTTAGCAGGCAAAGCAGCTTTAGGAATACCTTTATTAGGTACAGCAATAGATCTTATAGGCGGAGCAGAATCAGCTAGTGGAGCGCAACAAAAATTAGTTTCAGATCAATTTGAAGAAGAAGGAGTTACTCTTGATGATATTGGTAGAATTCAACAAGTAGGATTAGATTACGACACACCAGAAAATGTAATGGCTAGATATAGTCCAGGTGAAACAGGTATAAGAATAGGTGACATATCAGTAGGTGGTGGTACAATACAAGAATCTATAGTTGATAGACTATCTACATTAGAAAAAACTAAAAATGAAAAGTATAATGGTAGTTTCTATAATGCAGACGGCACTCCAAAATTAAATCCTGATACGGGAGAGCCTACTAAACTAGGTCAAAGAGAAGAAGCATTAAAAGAAAATTTAAATACAGTAGCAAGAGCTGCAGGCGGTGATACTATAACAGAATATGATCCAATTACAAAAACAGCTGGTATAACATTAGGATCAGGAGAGGCTGGTTTTTTAGATGATACAAGTGATTTAGTTACTAAAGAAGAACAAGATGCAATTAATTTACAAGAAGCAGTAGACGCTGGCATACAATCAGCTGACGATGATTCGGGCAGCGAGATGCTAGATACTTCACCAGTAATAGAAGATGACTTAATCGGTTACGATGAACATTACGATATGGTTGAACCAACTACACCAACAGGAATAATAAAACCAGCAACAAATAGATGGGATACTTATCCACCAGATTATATTACAGATTGGCAAACAATGGGTGATGATTATGATATAGACATTTCACAAGATGCGCCGACAACATCGGCTTTTGATGCTGAAGCAGCAGCAATTGAACAAGCAGCAGCTCAAAGAGTAATGCAAGAACAAATAGCAGCCGAGAGACGAGAGTCTGAACGAAGAGCAGCTAACCAAAGAGCAGAAGTTACTCGACAAAATGAAATTAGAAGACAAGCAGAGATTGACAGACTAGCGGCAGCTAGAAGAGAAGCAGCTAGACGAAACCAAGGCGGTGGCGGAGAAGGTGATCGTTCCGGTGGTAGATCTTCAAGCAGCGGTGAATCAGATTACGGTGGATTTTGTTTTGATCCAAACACGCGTGTACAAATGGCCGATGGATCTGAGAAAAGAATTAAAGAAATTCAATTGGGAGACAATACTAAAGGTGGAGAAGTTACAGGTGTATTCCAATTTAAAGCAACTGATGAGATACATGATTACAAAGGTGTTACAGTTGCAGGAAGTCACTATGTGAAAGAAGATGGCAAATTTATAATGGTTCAAGACAGTCCAATATCTGTTAAGATCGACAAGATACCCGTTGTATATTCATTAGATACAACAGGCAGAAGAATATTTATTAAAGACATTGAATTTGCAGACTACAATGGCGATGGTATAGCTAAAGGTTTCTTACACAATGCTGGGTTAGAATTAAATGGGTTTAATAAAGAAGTATTAAGACAAGTAGAAAATAGGTTAATTTAATGCCAAAAGGTAACGCATTACAAAGAATAGAATCACACGAAAAACTTTGCAGAATTATGCAGAAATTAACACATAAAAAAATACATCAAATAGAAGAACGAGTAAAGAGACTCGAGAAGATATTATTAACATGTTCAGGAGCATTAATCACTGCCATGGCTTTTTTAATATATAGTTTAATTAATCATTTAGCCTTGTAATTTAACAAAAATAGTATATATAAGAAGTAAGAGTGCTTTAGGGGCTCTTAATTATTAACTGTCTAAACAAGGAGGTTACTATGACTGATCTAATAAATTTAAACAATTTCCTAAACAACGCAATTGGTTTCGAGAATTTCTTTCACAGATTTCATCGACTACCAAATATAAACGCAGGCTTTCCGCATTATAATATAAAGAAAGCAGGTGAAGATAAATACACACTAGAGATGGCAGTGGCTGGCTATAAGAAGTCAGACATTGATGTCCAGGTGCAAGACGGAGTCCTATCTATCGAAGGAAAAAATTCTGAAGATAAAGAAGACTTTGTTCATAGAGGTATAGCTAAACGTGCATTTAAAAAACAACTTCAGTTGTCAGAGTATGTTGAATGCAGTGGAGCTAGGCTTGAGGATGGAATGTTGAAAGTGGAATTGAAATACGATCCACCTGAAAACAAGAAGCCAAAGAAAATTTCTGTAAAATAGTAGGTTTCGAAAATCACAACGCCTCGCGCGTATGTCCTACATTTTCTGAGATTAAATCCAGGCCGTTAACTCTTCGCCCATTATCTCTGAAGCTATGTTAACTTTCTTGCGGAGGGCCTCGACGATTTTTTCGTCAATAGTGTTTTCCGCGAGAATGTCTATATAAGTCATTGGTTTAGTTTGACCTATTCTATCAATTCTTGCTTCAGACTGTTTTCTCTTTTCTAAATCATATCCGTTAGAATAATAAATCATGTTAGATGCTGCTGTCAGAGTAATTCCATAACCACCTGTTTGAGGCGTTCCAACAAAAAATCTAACTTTTTCATCTTCTTGAAATTTTCTAATATTTTCTTGTCTTTCATCTTGAGGTGTAAGTCCATAATAATCGACACAACAACCTTCTCCAAATTCTTTATTTATAACTTCTATTATTTTATGTACGTCTCTTTGCCAATGGGCCCAAATAACTACTTTCCCTTCTATTTCACTTAATACATTAACTAATTCATCTATACGATTATTAGGAATATCTTGTAAAGTGCCATCATCGGCCTTAAAGTGACCACATGTAATTTGCTGCAGTCTCATTATTTGAGTTAAAGCTGTTACAGTGGTAGTCATTTTACCATTTAGTGTTGCAAGCGCAGTTTTACGCATTTGCTCGTATATCTTAAATTGATCTGGGCTTAAATTTATGATTCGTTTCATGAAAGTCTTTTTAGGTAAGTCTAAACAGTCGTCTTTTAATACTCTATAAGAGAAAGGTTTTAATTTTTCTGATAATTCACCTAAATTCCTATACCCAACTACTATTTGTACCGACCTACCTCCAAAATTAGCTGTTCTCATTAAGGCATATCTAGTTCTAAATGAGTAATAAGAAGCGTGATCTAACAAGAAGGAATCTAGAAAAAAACACTGTGTATATAAGTCTAGGGGTGACTTTGTTACAGGGGAACCTGTCAATATTCGTCTATATTTAGCCATTTTAGATAAAGATAATATAGCTTTAGTTCTTTTAGCACTTGGATTTTTTATTGTAGTTGATTCATCTATTGCAACAAGTGCACTGCTGCAATTTAAGAATTTTTTAGCAAACTCTAAACCTTTTTTAGTTGAAAAAGCTTCAACGTTCATAATTAGTATACGTAAATCTACACCTGCTTTAAATAAAGTTTCTAGTTTAGAATTTTGTGTTTTATTAATTAACGCTTGCCACAAAACTACTTTTTTATCTATGTGATTTGCCATGTGATTGGGTATTTCAGACTCATACCATGTTTTAACAACACCTTTTGGTGCTATAATTAAGGCAGCATTAATTTTACCTTTATCATAAAGCATAGAAATATTATCTATAAGTACTTTAGATTTACCAGTACCCATTTCCATGAAATAAGCAAAAACTTCCTTATTCCAGGACATCTCTAACGCTTTTAATTGATGCGCATACGGCTTCGTCTTAAATTTATAATTTATCATTTTTTTCTTTTTTCTTTCTTGACAAACATATAAGCATTATTATATAAGAAGTCAAGAAAGTTATTTATGGAAAAAGAAAGTACAGTTTACGTATTACAAGAGTTACCAGGGACAAGCATCGGGCGTCCTAAATATAATATTATTGGTGCTCAAAAATATGGTAAGCTACAAGTTCTTTTAAAAGAAAATACACAAATCATTATGAGTCCTGGACCTATAATTTTTGAACTAAGACGTTTATTAAAAAATTATACTTCCGAAGATTATTTATTGTTATCTGGTGATCCATCAGTAATTGGAATTGCTGTTGCAATTGTATCAGATATAAATAATGGTAAATTTAATCTTCTTAAGTGGGACAGACAAGAGCAAATGTATTATCCATTAGAAATTAATTTATATGAGAAAGGTAAAATAGATGATTGATGCCTTAAAAGCGTCACATTTTAGATATATGAAAAAAATAAAACTGAAAGGAAAAATAAATGAGTGAAAAAGAAAATAAACCAAAACTATACGTAACCGATACTAAAATAAAAGATTACGAAAAAAGTAATTATCATCAAGAAATTGATAAGATACTAACAAATCTAAATGCTTTTAATGGTGCACCTGGAGTACATCATATAAAAGTAGCACACGATAGTTGGTGTGCTATTTATAAACAAAAAGCATGTGACTGTAATCCGAAGGTGTCTAAATTATGAGCCCAATTGATCAACTAATGACTAATAAGACACGTAATAAATTAAAAGAAAGATTAAAATATACCCAAAAATGGGCCGAGCATTTTTTAGATGTAGAAAAACATAGATCAATTTCTAAAAATGCTAGAAAAGCACTTAATAAAGACAGGCCTTTTCTAGGTTTTATTTTTATTATTTTATATCTACCTTCTAGACTATTAGATTTTATTTTAAGTACGTTTAGATGGAATAGATATCGTAAAGCTTGTAAAGAAATAGAAATTATTAGAAAGGAATTAAAGATAAATGATTAATTATGAAGAAGACCGAGTACAATCTGTAACGCAAACAGATACAGCTAAAACTTTATCAGATAAAGTTATAGAATTAAAAGATTTAGAAGATGAAATAGAGAATGCAGAAGAAAGTTTATCTAAATTAAAAGAGAAAGCTAAATATATTTCAAATGTAATAGTTCCACAAATGATGGAAGAAATGCATATTACAAAATTAAAGCTAAAAGATGGAGAATCTGTAGAGATTAAAAAAATCTATGGTGCATCTATCCCTCCTGATTATCAGGATAAAGCTTTTACATGGCTTCGAAATAACGGCCTAGGTGACATCATTAAAAACGATGTTACCGTTACCTTTGGTCGTGGCGAAGACAACAAGGCAGCAGATTATGCTGTCCTTGCACGAGGTCAGGGGTTTGAACCAGTCCAGAAAATTGGTGTTCATCCTCAGACACTCAAAGCAGTGGTCAGAGAGCGTCTCGAATCTGGACAAGAGATGCCCTCTGATCTTTTTAAAACTTACGCAGGTAACAGTACAAAAATAACAAGGAGAAAATAGAAACATGGAAAACAATGTAGCAACAAAGAAAGAAGGAGGATTACCATCTACAGCTTTGTATGAAGGTGATGCTCATGCAGGTTTTGAGAATGTAAAGACATCAAGTTTGGCTTTACCTATCTTAAAACTTTTGCAAAATGGCTCTGGAGAAGCACAGAAACGTAATCAAAATTATGTTGAAGGTGCAGAACCGGGAATGCTTTTAAATACAGTCACTAAAAAACTGTATAATGGAGCAGAAGGTATAGAAGTTATACCTTGTCATTATAAACTGGAGTACCAAGAGTGGGCAGATTTCGGAACTGGATCAGGTAGACCTGAAAACATTTACGATGCTAATTCTGACATACTTTCAAAAACAACTCAAGGTAGTGACAGAAAAGACAGATTAGAAAATGGAAATTATATTCTAACTGTTGGACAACACTTTGTTTTAATCGTAGAAGATGGTTCCACAGAGAATGCTTTAATATCTATGAGTGCAACTCAAGGTAAAATAAGTAAAAAATGGAACTCAATGATGATGTCCATTACTCTTGATGGAGAAAAGGGCCCTTATACGCCGCCATCATTTAGTCATAAATATAGACTAACATCTGTTTTAAACTCAGGCAAAGGTAATCAATGGTATGGTTACAATGTCGTTAGGGTTGGACCTGTAGAAGATTCAACTTTATATGAGCGAGCTAAAAAGTTTTACACTAGTTTAGCTAGCAAATAGTGTGAATAGTAGGCGGCTGAGGGAGACTTAGGCCGCCTATGCCACAGAGAGCAATATGACAGATAAAGTAAAAATTTTTAAAAGTATATTTGAAGGATTAGATTCTGCTTATGGACAAACTATCAAAACAGATCAGTTTGACGAAAGAGGAAAGCATAAAACTAAATCATATACAGTAGGTCAAGTACCTATAATTAAAATATGGCAAGACCATTTAAAAGGAACTGATCCTGGATTAGGAATTGTTCCAATCAATAAAGAAAATAAATGTAAATGGGGCTGCATCGATATAGACACATATCCTTTCGATCACAAAAGTTTCTTAACTAAATTAAAATCAAAAAATATTCCAATAATTCTTTTCAGATCTAAATCTGGAGGAGGTCATGCGTGCTTATTTACAAATGATTTTGTTCCAGCAATTATAATGAGAGCTAAACTTAAACTAATAGCTTCAGCATTAGGATTTGCAAGAGCAGAAATATTTCCAAAACAAGATTACATAAGAGTAGATAGAGGAGATACCGGAAGTTTCTTAAACTTACCTTATCATGGCGACGAAAGAACTATGCGATTTGCATATGATGAAAATGGAGAAGCTTTAAAAATTGAAGACTTTTTTGAAGCATACAAAGAAAAAGCTATGTCTTTAGATGAATTAAAAAATTTAAAAATTGCAAATAATAAAGAAGGTGATGATTTTTTTAAAGGTATACCGCCATGTTTAGTGACTTTGTTAAGTGATGGTGTTCCAAATGGTCAGAGAAATAATTGTATGTACAATGTAGGAGTCTATTTAAAAAAAAGATATCCTGAAAAAGATGAATGGCAAAGTCATATGTTTACATATAATAAAAAATTTATGGAGCCACCTTTAGATGTAGGAGAAATAAATACTTTAATTGAATCTTTAGACGGTAAAGATTACAAATACAAATGTAAAGACGAACCTATACATAGTTTTTGTGATGCTAAAAAATGTTCAACGAGAGAATTTGGAGTAGGGGATGATGGACCCACACCAGAAATAACACAAATAAGAAAATATGATTCTGACCCACCTATTTATTTTGTAGATATAGGTGGAGAAGGTGTAGACGTAGATGACGCAACATTACATGATCCAGAAAAATTTTCATTAGCTTGTATGAATCAAATAGGAATGCCAATGATGCCAGTTCCTAAACATGCATGGAGAAAACTATTAATAAAATTATTTACTAACCTAGAAACGCTTCCTGCACCAGAATCTTCTAAACTAGAAGTTCGATTAACAGAAATACTAGCAGATTATATTAACAAAGCTCCAGGAAAAGAATTAACCGATGTGCTAAGAGGTATCGCATATACCAATAAAGAAGGAAGTACTTTTTTTCAGTTTAAATCTTTCTGGAGATATTTATTAAAAACTAAATCTTGGTCTGAAAAAACCTATCCTTATCAAAAAACATTAAGACTTTTAGAATCTTTGTTTGGAGTAGAGGAAAAAAATATAAAGGTAGAAAGTAAATCAATTAGAACATTAATAATGGAAACAATTAAATTAGAAAAACCAAACCCAAGAAAATTGAAAGTAGAACAAGAACCATGGCAGTAAGAACTATAATTCCTGGTCCTCCAGGAACAGGTAAAACTTATAGATTAGTCAATCACTATTTATCTAATGAAATCAATGGTTTACAGACTAATCCTAAAAAAATAGTCTATGTGACATTCAGTAATGCTGCTGCAAATGAAGCGTATGACAGAATTAAATATCCTCTTCTTTATATATCTACACTGCATCATCTTGGAACTAGAGAATGTAATATTGATACTACCACACAATTATTAAAAGACAGAAAGTGGAAACAATTTACAAGTCAATCGCAAATTTGCAGAGGAATGAACTTTGAAACTAAAAAAGATATATCTGGAAATACTATTCATCAAAATCATCACATGAGAATTATAACTTACTCACGTTCTAAAAAAATTAGTTTAATAGAAGCAGCTTTACAATTAGATTTACATCATTCTGTTGACTTATGGTTAACAGAACAAATTGACGAAGATTTAAAATCATATAAAGAACAAACCGGAATGGTAGAGTTCTCAGATATGATTACCCAGTTTGTCAAGGAAGATAAGCGTCTTGCTCTCGATGCCGTCTTCCTTGACGAAGCACAAGACTTAAGTCCACTGCAATGGGATATGTTTTTTCATATCGAAGAGCAATGTAAGAGATCTTATATTGCAGGAGATGATGATCAAACTATTTATGGATTTCAAGGAGCAGATCCTAGTATCTTTATAAATTTAAAAGGTACTTTTGATAATCAAATAAAATCACATCGTGTACCTAAAAAGATACACGCTAAAGCTTTAGAAATTTTAAAACATATAAATGAAAGATTAGACAAGCCCTGGGAAGCGAGGGGCGAGGAAGGAACTTATAAAGAAAATTGTTTACTAACTGATTTTGATTTTAAAAAAGATAATTGGATGATACTTGCTCAAACTAATGCACAGTTAAGAGAAGCCGCACAATTCTTAAATGATTTAAATTTAAGATACAGAGGTGGACAAAATGAATTACTACCTGCAGATTTACTTAGAGCATATAGAATCTGGACCAGGTTAAATGATGGTGCAAGTGTTTCAGGAGAAGAAGCACAGCATGTAATTGAAAAGTTCTTAACAAAAAAGGAAGTAAAACATGGCTTTGGAAAAGGAAAATTATTGGACAAAGTATTTACTGTGACATTAGAGGAACTACAGAAAGATCACGGGCTTCTAGTGGCGGGCAGCTGGGAACATCTTCATATGTCAGATGAACAAAAAAATTACATTAAACTTTTATTAAAAAGCGGCGATAATCTTACCACAGATTCAAAGATAGAGCTATCAACAATTCACGGAGCTAAAGGAAGAGAATGTGAAAATGTAATTTTATATATTGACTTTGGTTCAGAAGATGAAAATGATTTTTTAGCAAGAGAAGCAGATAAAGATCCAGATAAAATTCATAGATTATTTTTTGTTGGAGTAACTAGAGCAAAACAAAATTTATACATTATGCAAAGTACACAAACTAACTTTTACAATATAGGATACCCAATAATATAATGCACACTATTTCAAGCGAACTTGTTTTATTATCAATGATGACATTTTATTTTGGAATCAAACTTTATTTAGTATTCATAATATGAGCAACGTATGGGACAAACAACACGGAGGATCACACTACCAAAAATTTAAAATTCAACCAAGTAAATTTGTTGTAGAGAATGAATTGCTTTTTCCGGAAGGATGCGCTATAAAATATATATGTCGCCACAGACTAAAAGGAAAGAAGGAAGATATTTTAAAAGCAATACATTTTTTAGAAATGATACTTGAAAGAGACTACCCAGATGTATAATCCATTACCTCCGCGCCTTACTATAAAACCCTCTTTAATCAATGGTTTAGGGCTTTTTGCAACAGCGGGCATTGCTCAAGGAACAAACTTAGGAACCACCCATATAAAAGTTGATGGTGAAATTTTCAGAATGCCATTAGGTGGTTTTATTAATTGTGATGAAAATGCTAATTGTGTCAAAGTTGAAATGAGGGCCGAAGGTTCTGTCACGGACAAATGGAATTTATTAACATTAAGAAATATTAAGAATGGAGAAGAATTGACATTAAAATATACTTTCTACACTATAGAAAAAGATTTTTTAGAAGAATCTAAAAAAGAGGAAAAAGAATTAGAGGAATCTTACCAAGAATCAGTAAGACAAACAAAGGAGAGAACTAAATGAACTGCTGGCACTGTGATACAGAGTTAATATGGGGTGGAGATCACGATACGGAGGATAATGAGGATTATGATATAGTGAGTAACTTATCATGTCCTGAGTGTCATTGTGCTGTTGATGTATGGCACCCTTCAGAAAAATTAATAAAAGAATATAACGACTATAAGGAGAAAAAAAATGTTTAGTGCAGCAACAGAATGGGTTTGTCCCGAAAATTTTCCAGATTTAAAAGAACATAAATATATAGCAATCGACTTAGAGACAAGGGACCCTAATTTAAAATCAAGGGGTTCTGGATCTTTAGTAGGTGAAGGTGAGATAATAGGGATAGCCGTAGCTGTTGAAGGATGGTCCGGATACTTTCCTATTGCACACAGAGAAGGAAATTTACCTAAACAAAAAGTTTTAGATTGGCTTCAAGAAATTTGTAATCTTCCATCAACAAAATTATTTCACAACGCTATGTACGATATGTGTTGGCTAAGATCATATAACATCAATGTAAATGGACATATTATTGATACAATGGTTATGGCAGCTTTAGTAAATGAGAATAGATTTTCTTATTCTTTAAATAGTCTTTGTTATGATCTCTTAGGAGAAGTTAAAGATGAAGGTCTTTTAACTACTGCAGCTGAAAAAGCAGGAGCTGATCCTAAAGCTGAAATGTATAAACTTCCAGCTATGTATGTTGGAAACTATGCAGAAAAAGATGCTGAACTAACTTTAAAACTATTTAAACACTTGTCATTAGACATTAGAAAAGAAAATTTAACTGAAGTATTTGATTTAGAAACTAGACTGTTTCCATGTTTAATCGATATGAAAGTTAAGGGCGTCCGAGTAGACGTTGAACGCGCTCACTTATTAAAAAATAAATTATCTGAACAAGAAAAGCAGTTATTGCTAAAAATAAAAAAAGAAACAGGAGAAGATGTTCAAATATGGGCAGCAAGATCGATTGGTAAAATCTTTGAAAAATTAAACTTACCTTTTGAACGAACCGCAAAAACAAAAGCACCTTCCTTTACTAAAAATTTTTTACAGGTGCATAAACACCCATTGGTTCAATGTATAGCAAAAGCTAGAGAAATAAACAAGGCCCATACAACATTTATTGATACAATTATTAAGTATCAATATAAAGGTAGAATACATGCAGATATAAATCCAGTAAGAGGTGAAAAAGGAGGAACAGTAACCGGAAGATTTTCATACTCGAATCCAAATCTCCAGCAGGTCCCAGCAAGAAATAAAGATTTAGGACCAATGATTAGATCATTATTTTTACCAGAGAGAAATCATATCTGGGGATGCTTTGACTATTCACAACAAGAGCCAAGACTAGTAGTTCACTATGCAGCAGCTAGCCCGAAACTTAGAGAAGATGATGAAGTTAAAAATATAGTAGAAAGATTTAAGAACAACGATGTAGACTTCCACCAAACTGTAGCAGACATGGCAGGTATAGAAAGAATTCAAGCTAAAACAATTAACTTAGGATTGTTTTATGGAATGGGTAAAGCTAAACTTCAGGCAGAGCTAGGTTTGAATACTAAAGAAGAAGCTGAAAAATTATTTGAAAAATATCATAGTCGTGTACCTTTTGTTAAAGACTTAATGAATAATACTTCAAGAGATTCACAAAGAAATGGATATATCACAACCTTACTTGGCCGAAGATGTAGATTTGATACGTGGGAAGAAGCTGCATTTAGACCTGGAAGACTTACAAGTCCAATGACATGGGATGAGGCTAGTTCTAAATTTGGAGAAAACAATATTAGAAGAGCGTACACTTACAAAGCTTTAAACAAATTGATTCAAGGTAGTGCAGCAGACATGACAAAAAAAGCAATGTTAGATTTATATGAAGAAAAAATTATACCTCATATACAGATACATGATGAATTAGATATATCAATAGAGTCCAAAGAACATGCAAATAAAATCATTGATATTATGCAAAATGCTGTTAGTTTACATGTCCCTAATAAAGTTGATTATGAATCAGGTGAAAATTGGGGGGATATTTACGATTAACCGGAGGAGAATTATGGAAAAAGTAATACAAAACGCTAAGAGAATATGGAACTTAGCAATAAGCAACAAAAAGGCTACAGCTGTAGTTGTAGTTGCTGTCATTATAGTAGTACATTTAATTACTAATTAATATTTATTTACTGTTGACTGCGCTCACATACTTGCGTTAGATGAAGGCAATTATGTGGCTCATCCAAATTGAGGAAAAAAATGACAAAATGTAAAAAATGTAGTCACGGTTGCCATTGTAAGGAAGAGTTACACTCAGATGAATATGGTTTATGTGTTTGCGACGATTGTCAATGTAAAAGAGAATATAAAAAAGAAAAGGATCATGGGACGGATATGTCTTATGAAAATGAAATAAAATACGATGGATAGATTTATGAATTATTATGTCACAGGATTTTTAATCATAATGCTAGTGACATTAGCTCTTTGTGCAAGACCAGCTAAAGCAGACACTACACAAACGAATACCTCAGGTTCAAACACAAGTATCGATGGTGGATATGAGTCAACTGCTACAACTACTTATGAATCAGGTTCCGAATCTACATCTACAACTAACAATACCACAAACTCAGATATAAGATCTGCACCACCTTCGGCTGCAGCACCTTCTTATAATTCTATGACACAAGACGTTTGCGCTGTTGGAGTTTCAATGGGTGTACAAACATTTGGGCTTGGACTTTCTGGAGGAAAGCATGTGATTGATGAAAATTGTGAACGATTAAAGTTAGCAAGAATTTTGAACGACTTCGGTATGAAAGTTGCAGCAGTTGCAATTCTCTGCCAAGATGAGCGTGTGTTTGAATCAATGATTCAAGCTGGTACTCCTTGCCCAATAGATGGTAAAATTGGTAAAGAAGCAAAATCATTGTGGTCTAAATATGATCATGAAAGACCTGATTACGATATCTATGTTAAACGTATGAAGGCTAGAGAGAAAAAAGAAAAGAAAATAGCTAAAGAAGCAGCATTAGCTGAAAAGAAAAGATTTAAAGAAGAAGCCGAAATGACAAAAGAATTAGACGCTTTAGATAAAGATATGGAAAAAGCTAAAAAGAAAATAAAATGGAAAGATCCTAGATGATCTGGATAATAGGAATAATAGTAGGAGGATGTTATGCGATATACAGCGTTAATAAGTTTGCTGATTATGTTAATCCTTACAACTTCCATAAAAAGTGAAGAAACAACAACAAATAATTTACTTAGCCAAGATTTTTCTTCCAAATGGTCTGGTACTGCGACTCAAAGACATGGTAATGGTGTTGTAGCTGCAGTTAATAATACATATATACAATCTGACGATATAAGTTTAAAAGACGACGCAAATTTAACAGAACCTCAACTACAAGATGGCTTTACTACTAATCACTCATTTAAATATTGGCATTGGAATAACTATGATTCCACAGTCACCTCAACAGTCACAATAACAGGAGCAGATGGTGAAGCAACAACACAAATTCGGACATATAGCTCTACTGGTTGTGGTAGTATTAACTGTGGTAGCTATCAATCTGGCGCTGACACTCTTTCTGTATCTCGAAATACTCAAACTGATTATGATATAGATGTTAGATATAATTTTACAGACACTTCAAATAGCACAAGTCACTATTCTGTAGACTTAAAAGAGCCTTCTCTTACAGTCGCTTATGAATCAGAACCTATAGATCAGTCTATTCAAGATGAAATAAATACTATTTTTGAAGATTTACAAGAAGAAATCTTTGAAGATATGGAGGAATTTACTTTTGAAGAAGAGACTTTTACTTTTAGCGAGGAGCCACAGTTTGAAATGGAGATGCCTATGGAAATGGAGACATTTACATTTGCAGAAGAATTTATAGAGGATTTCTTTATGGAAGAGCAAGACTTTTCTATGGAAGATGAAGGTATGGCGTTTGAAGATGGCCCAATGCTTACCTTTGAAAACGAGGAAATGATAGAGGAAATTTATGAAGAATCAAACGAAATCGTTGCAACATTCTTACCGATGGTTTCTCAGGAAGAGGAATCATTCGTCACAGAAGATGAACCCATATTCATGGAATCAACCGAGAACGGAGAAACTTTTCAAGAAGAAGAGATGATGGAAGAGAAACCTGCAATGGCTGAAACTTTTCAAGAAGAAGAGATGATGGAAGAGAAACCTGCGATGACTGAAACATTCCAAGAAGAAATGGCTGAAGAAGAAAACACTGAAATGGCTGAAGAAGAAATGATAGAAGAAGAAAACACAGAGATGGCTAAAGAAGAAGCTGTTGAAGAAGAGCCTACTAAAATGGTAGAAGCAACTAATGAAGAAAAAGAAGAAGTTAAAGAAGAGAAATCTGATAGCGAGACTCCTAGAAAGTCCGCTGTTCAGACTAAGAAGCTTGCCCAACAAAAAAAGATACAACAGAAAAAAGCTATTGTCAAAAATCTTGCCAGAATAATGGACAAAGTTGACAAAGATATTAAAGATATTTCTAAAAATTTAGCTATTAAAAATATTATAAAAATGGATGCAATGACAAGTGAACAAGCATCATTAAATGCATACGCAAATACACAGTTTTATAAGCCAAAAAACATATATTTAGAGCAATTACCTATATTTGATAGTAGGTTAATTTATGCAGATAAGAGTCTTGCAACTTATATCCAAAATGATAAGATGGAGATCAAAGCAAGAAAACTTGGAGAACTTAATCTTAAGAAGCAACGGCTTTTGTATGAATTGGAGATGTTAAAAAATGGGCAAACTTAAAGATCAACTTGCAGGAATAGCAGCTTTGATTGCAGCGATAGTTGCAATAGGCGGAGGTTTTGTTAAATATGGCGAAATTGTGACTAAATTAGATGCAATAGAAGCTAAAGAAGAGTCTGTTGTTGATACATCAGCAATTGAAAGTAAGCTTGCAGTATTAGAAGAAAAAGTTAATAAACTAGAGAATGTTGACACATCACATACTCATGACGTAGTAGAACATACACATGATACTGAGCATGGTCATACTATTAGTCAAATAAATAAAAAAGAAATCGAATTATTAAAAGTTCAAATAGAAGAGATAAAGGTATCTACGAAAAATCCACTATCAAATTAAAATGTCAGACAAACCCTTAAACATATCGGAGTCGGCCGCCGTACAGATGCCGATGAAAACCGTAGCTAGTCTAATTATTCTCGTTGCAATGGGCGTCTTCGCATATACCGAGCTGACTTCAAGATTGGTATCGTTAGAGACATCACGTGAGTTGTTTGAAAATGATTTGCTTAAAAAAAGTGAACAGGTTCCAACAGACCAGGAGCAACATTTTTTAATCGAGGATTTGTATAAATCTGTAGAGAAAATGGAAGAGACTCAAGAGATGAATATGACAAACAAAGTTAATATAGAATTTTTAAGAGATCAATTAGAAAAAGCATTAAGTGATATAGAAGATTTAAAAGATAAGGTAAGGGCAAATGGCAACGGGGCGCATTAATAGAAAAGTATTAGATCACATAGCACAGATAAACAAAGAGAACAAAGCTGCGAGTCTAGCAAAAGATTTAAAAAAAGAAGTAGAAACAGGTAAGCACGGTACACAGAAATATGTACTGAAAGAAGGACCCAACAAAGGTAAAACAGTATGACAGAGCTAGTGGTAGCCCTATTAATGATAATCAACGGAGAGATCAAGGAACACAGAATACAAGAATCTATGTCAGATTGTTTAAAAGGTAAAAGAATTGCAATGCGTGATTCTAAAAAACACATACAATATCAGTGCATAAAGTCTATGGCAGAGACCGAAATTTATTTAGGTGAGAAATCAATTCTTAAACTTATTTTAAAATGATTTGGTTAATGATAATGATAATAGGAGCAGGTTATGCGGTTTATCGTATTAATAAGTTTGTTGATGATGTTAACCCACACAACTTCAGCAGAAGAAACCACAACAAATAATTTAATTAGTCAAGATTTTTCTACAGGTTGGTCTGGTACTGCTACTGGCAGACACGGCAACAGTACAGTTGCTGCTGTTAATAATACATATATTAAGTCTGATGATGTAAGTTTAAAAGACGATGCAAATTTAACTGAGGCACAATTACAAGATGGTTTTACATCAAGCCATTCTTTTAGATATTGGCATTGGAACAATTATAATTCTACAGTTACCTCAACAGTAACAATAACTGGAGCAGATGGTGAAGCAACAACACAAATTAGGACATATAGTTCTACAGGTTGTGGCAGTATTAACTGTGGTAGCTACCAATCTGGATCTGATAATCTGTCTATATCTAGAGGCACTCAAACAGACTTCGATATTAATGTAAGGTATGATTTTACAGACACTTCTAACAGCACAAGTCACTAC